GGGATGGCGTACTCGCGCTGGTCAACGGAGGACCGGATGATGAAGTTGCCCTTGGCGTCTTGGCGAACCTGCGCGCCAGGGAAGTTTGCCTGCAGAATCTGGACCGTCTCCTGCGGGTTGGACAGCAGCGTGCCAAGCGCCGTCTTGATGGACGCCACGCTCATCTGGTTGAGTTCAGGCATCGATGTCCACTCGGGCAGCGTCTGTGTCTCTGTGGTCGCACGACGCGACCCGGTGACCATCTCACCCAATGATTCGAAGAACCCCATTTTTGGAGGTTCTACAGGTGCAGTCTGTCCGCCGAACTGGCTGGCCATGGCCGCGTAATCGACAGGCGCTGCTGCCGGAGCAGAAACAGGTGCTGCCGCAGCCGGTGCAGCAGCAGGAGCCGGTCCTGCAGCGGTGCCGCCGAACTGTCGTGCGAGTGCTTCGTAGTCGGTTGCCATCAGCGGATTCCTGCTGCTTTCTTGAAGGCGTCAGCCGCCTGCTGCGATGGGAACGTTAGAACCTGGCCGTTTGGAGCCGTCACCGACACAGGCGCGCCAGGCTTTGCCGGTGCTGCCGGTGGCTGCGGGGCTTCCTCAGTCGGCGTGTAGAAGATGTTGCCAGTGTTCAAGCCGTAGCCCTTGGCGATGCGCTCAATGCCCTTGCGCACCGTGGCCTCTTGGGTCTGGGCTGTGGAGTACAGCTTGCCAGCCTGGCCTTTGAACGAGGTGCGCTGCGAAGGCGAAAGGCGCTCACCGCTGACCACCTTGTTGTAGATGTTCTGGATTCGCTCTGGCACACCGGCTGCGTTCTGCGCCGTGGCAAATTCGCCCTCGCGCACTACAGAGCCGGGGTCAAGCATCTTCATGTAGCCGAAGATCAGCGACAGGTCGCCCACAGCGCTGTCCTCGGAGGCCAGCACGCGTCCGTAGGCCGACTTGACTTCCTGGTAGCCCTTGGTCTGGTCGCTGTACTCCTTGCGGAACTTGCCCTCGGCCTCGGGTCTCTTCTCCACCGGGATGATACCAGCGGCCATCTTGTCGGCCTCGGCACGCGCACGCGCAGCCTCTGCGCCGGACTTGGCAGCAGCAGCATCCTGTGCACGCCGAGCCGCCTTGGCCTGATCGATCTGCGACTTAGTGAGGTCGATCTCCAAACCGAACTTCTCAGGCGCGAACTTGGCCTGGGCTTCTTTGATGGCAGCAGCAGCAGTTGCCTCTTTTAGTTCATGAGGTGCTTTTTGAGCCGCACGCAGTTCGGTTGTCATTTTTGACCACTTCTCAGGATCAATGGACGACAACACCAACCCGAGTTGTCCGGCAACCGCTTGCGGGTTTTGGTCTAATGCCGAGCGCATGAGCTTGAGCCTAGAGGCATCCTGACCACTATTTTCTTTGGCTGCAATACTCTCGTCCAATAGCTTTGCAGCCACTTGCGGCGATCCTGCATTGATGGCACCGAACGCTTGAACGCCGGACAAAAATTCCTTCTCCTTCTGCCCCTCTTTCATCATGTCCCACGATTGCTTGAATGCCTCGCGTTGACCAGGATATTTCGCCGTTAAAGCACCAAATGCTTCAGGCGTCGGGTTGTCGAGGGTGGCCTGTAGGTCCTTGGCGTACTGAATGCGGGCCTCTTCTGCCTTTTGCCGATCAATTTCAGCCTGCTCTCTGACCTTGCGATTTGCCAGAATGTCACCGAGTTCAGAGAAAGCCTGCCCTATGTTTGGCTGAGGCAACATCGCCATGTAGTTGACGGGGGGCTGCAGTGGATTGATTGCCATAGATGATCCTCAGAATGCAGCGAAAACTTTTGCGGCACCAAGAATGTCGCCAAACGTTTGACGAGCAACGCCGCCGCGAGCCATTTGGCCGCCAGCAATTGCTTGGCCTTGGTTTGCCAGAAGGTTTGCGATATTGCTTGCAGACTGCATGCCTTGCGCAGCTTGTCCAGCAGCCGACGCCTGGCCCAAGGACGAAAGCCCACCAAGCTGGCTGTATTGCTGCTCAATCATCTGCTGCAGCATCTGCGGTCTGAATTGAGCCAAAGCGGCTTGAATGTTGCCTCCGCGCAAACCACCTGTGGCAGATGCACGTTGCAGCAGCGCTTCTTCACCTTGACGCGAAAGAGCCTGGAAGATTGGAGATTGCTCAATACCAGAGATTGCAGCTTGCTGCGCTTTTGGACCACCAAGGCCAACAAGTGCCTGCTGCGCTCCAAGTGCGCCAGTGCCTGCCGTGACATACGGGGCCATGATCTCGACCAATTTGTCGAACTGGCGCCGTTGTTCTGCTATACCCGCGGCTGATGCTGCTGCCTGCGTGCTTGCTGCTTGGCTTGCTGCGTCTGCCTGTTGACTCGCTCCAGTGATGCCGCCAAAAACATCGCCAATCAAATCACCAACAAAACTCATCTTGTCCTCCATTCTTCTCGGAGCATGCCGAGAATGTAAACGTCCTTGGCCACGCCGTTTTGCGTGCAGGCTTTGCGCCTGCGGCCTTCTTCCACAAACCCCAACTTGAGGCAATAGTTTCTTGCGCCCTCAAGCCCCTCAATGATGTATGCAGTGACGCGTCGGATCGGATGCGAAAAGGCCCAAAGCAGGAACTCGTGCCCCAACTCACGGGAGTAGATGACGGACGATTTTTTCAGCAGCGCATGAAGTTCGAGTTCAAGCGCAGACTGCTTGATGGCCATGAAAGCGCCTGCAAACTTGCCGCCAATCCATGCAGACAGATAGGTGACGTTTGGATGGTCAATGGGCGCAAACGGCCTGGTGTCATGTGCGACACGGGCAATGTAGGAATCGGAGTAAACCTCTTGCAGGTGCTCCTGTGTGATTCCCTCTGTGACTGCCAGCATCATGACTCCTTTGCGGGAATGAGCTGCTGGTGGCCCGGACGACTCAGCGCCTCTATTTTAACACATTTGCTTGCTTTTGCAAGCAGGCATGGCAAAATGGAACGGCAGCTTACCCGACGGGGGACAGGCGACTCATCACCGCTTGCTGCATCTTTCGATGACTTTCCACTCTGATGAGGTGCGACATGATCACACAAGACCGACTGCGCGAGCTTGCACATTACTGCCAAAAAACTGGTCAATTCACACACCTGCAGTACGACCGACGCAAAAAGGCTGGCATGCCTGCTGGGTCGCTGCGTCAAGATGGATACGTCTACGTCATGTTTGACGGCAGACGCGCCATGGCTCACCGCTTTGCATGGCTGTACATGACCGGCGAATGGCCGACGCAAGAGATTGACCACATCGACGGCAACAAAGCCAACAACGCCTTTGCAAATCTTCGCCAGGTAAGCAGGCAAGCCAACACCGAGAACAAGCGGCAGTCCAAGCGCACAAGCACGACCGGGCTGCTTGGCGTCGTCAAGCATCGCAATAACAGGTTTGTAGCCGCGATCACGCACAGCGGCAAACGAACATACCTCGGAGTTTTTGAAACTGCCGAGGATGCTCATGCGGCCTACGTCAAAGCAAAGCGCGAGTTGCATGCTGGCTGCACCATTTAATCTTCTTCATATTCGCGTTCCTCCCACGCCTGGCATGACCTCATGTCATGGCAAATGAAGTCGAATTTGTGGCAATAACCCCTGTAGCCAGCATTCACATCCCATTGATTCCATGGGATGCGATCCATCTTTGCTTGCATCAGTGGTGTCGCCTCAAAATACTCGCAGTTCGAGCACCGACGACGACGCGCCTCTTTCTCGTCCACCTGCATGGCCTTGGCCAGCTTCATCCAGTACGGCTTGTTCGCGCCAGGTTCGTTGGACGGGTTTTCAGGGCCGAGCATCCAGTCGTCAATCACCACTTGGGTGTTCTTCTTGTTCTCGGCAGCCGTGATGAACGGCTCGGCTTCAGGCAGGCCGGTGAAGCCAGCCATCATGATCTTGGGCATGTCCATGTGGTTCTCCTTAAGTGATCTCGCGGCCGCTGGCACGAATTGTCAGCGATGTGGCAGCGCTGGCGATGGTTGAAATGAAGCCGCCTGGTTCAAGAACCTGTCCGACCAACTCCGGGAAAGTGTATGTCTCATCCGGTGCGATGGCGCGCGTGTCCACCACCAAGTTGTCAACTCCTGCAGATCCAGTGCTTGTGACAAGATTAACGCTGATGGTCACGTTGCCTGCGCTTGTGTTGGTGGCCGTGAACTTGTCAATGACAGTCCGACAATTTGTTGCAATGTACTGTGTGGTTTGTACGTTTTCTGCCTGCTTCGCAGGTATCAACACGTTAACTGTGACTGTCATTTTCTTTCCTTTCTGTTGCTACTTACACGATTCGGTAAGTGAATGAGAAGTTGTAAATTAAGGCAGTGTTGACACTTGGCCTTAATCGAATTTGAACGCAAGCATTGGTTGTGTCAGCTACAAATGCAAGATTGTTTGCTGCAAATGGCGATGAAAACGATGATCCGACACCACCCAACTCTCTTGAGTTAGCAAAACTACTACCAATCGGCAGTGACATGCGAACAAGTGTATCCGCTGCCGCCGTAACTGCGGTAATTGTAATCTGACCGCCTACTGTTACAACACTTCCAACGCGCATGTAATGGCAAGAAACAAACGATACCGAGCTGACGTTTGTGTTTGTGCTTACCTGCGTTGGGGTATAAGTACCGCTGAATATGTTTCCGTCTGTTGCGGCAGGTGATGTCACACCTGTTCGACTTGTTTGAATGCCGCCAACAACATCGGCCGAACATGCTGGCGTTGCAGTTCCAATTCCAAGCCTGTTATTTGTGTCGTCCCAGAAAAAGTTGGTATTGTCTTGGCTGTAAATACCAGATGCGCCAGCGAATATTACTGACCCGGTGGTAAGTGTCGTAGATGTCCCAGTCCCGCCGTTCCCGACGCCAAGTGTTCCAGAGACATGCGTTGTCAGTCCAACCTTCCCCCAAGAAGGAGCAATGCCAACTCCACCAGAGATCAGCGCGTTACCAGTCGCAACATCAGCGAGCTTCGCAAGCGTTGTCGTTGTGTTGGCGTACAGAATGTCGCCGACAGCATACGTTCCAAACCCTGTTCCACCTCGCGCAGCAGAAAGCTGGCCTGTCCATCCAAGCGTAAGCGAAGCCGAACCAAGAAGGGCCGTTGTTGGATTTCCTCCCAGTGTGAGCGTGACGTTTGTGTCATCGACTTTTGTCAACGCTGCAGGAGACACCCACTCAGGCGCTGTTGCACCGACATTGACTCTGAATACTTGCCCAGCAGTTCCGATTCCTCGAAATGTTGTTGTTCCTGGTGCAGTCTGATATGGGACAGAACCTGCTGCACCACCAGCAAGATTTGCTGCCGTGCCAACGGACAGTGTTGACTCTGGAACATTCTCCCAGCGCTGCTGAACACTGTCATATTGAAGAAGATCATAATTGGCCAAACCGCTGATGTAGACGTCCTGCAATCGAACAAGAGATTCGGCCACAGTCATTCGAACGAAGATTGACCCGGAGCCTCCAGAACCAGCATTCACGACAACGGCCACAGGAACATCGATACTTGGTGCAATTGGTTGCACCTTTGTCCAAGTTCCAGGAGCAGATGTTCCGAAATACAGCAGATCGCCATCTGCCCAGACCTCGCCATAAGGCGTTCCAGTTGTATTGAATCCACGCACCAGTCCAAAGATGGTCACGTAGCCAAAAGCGTTGTCATCAATGTCCTGGGTTGTCACGCCCATCATGTAGTCTGCAGGAACAGAACCATCTGCGACAGCTAATCCAAACGTGAGCTTTCCTGATGCTCCGACAGTTCCAGTGAACATCACTGGTGTACCGTTTGGAATCAATGAGCCGCTGGTGTTCTTTGAATAGAACATCGTCTCTTGGCCAACCTGCAGCACACTTCCACCGTACAGCCCGACGTCCATCGTCCCATCGTCGCGGTTCCACTGCACGCGCCTGGCCTGTGTCACGTGAGGACCGTTCTCAGGCAGATCGATGTAATCCGTCACCACAGAATTGTTGTTCTGGATGACAGGAGCCGTGGACAGCATTTCCAGTGCGTTTGCTATGCGGCCAAGCGTGTCCAAAGCCTGCACAGCTTTTTGATCAGCCGAGCTGCTGTTGATTGCTGCGTCTTGAGCTAATTGGATGATCTGAGAAAGCGCATCATTTGCTGTTGCC